TGTCCACATATTATACAGGACAGACTTCTTTATCTTCGTATCCACCGGTTGGCTCACTGGCTTTGGCAAATCATAATAGGGAACAAAATTCCCACTAAATGGCAATGCCATACACTGTGGCTCAAGCTCAACTAACTGAGCTGGAGGAGGATATTGCTGCGGAAACAACTCAGAAATAGCCATAAGGCACTCCTTCGTCACAATCGCTCCAATACCATCCCCTTGTGTGTTACCAGCCACATGAATGGCAATAAACTTACCAGGTCCCACACTCCTATTCTGCAGAGCGGCAACCATGCCACAGTCACCAACCATGGTGTAAGCACGATAGTACAAGACATTCCTTACAGAGTAAGTCCCTTCTTCAGTAGTCACCTCTTGGGGCTCGTACATAAAAGCAGGGGTGCACTTCTCTACTTGGATCGTCTTAGTACCATGCCGTCTGGCTCCAACAAGCTGTACTATAAGGTCAAGAGGCCTGCTCAAACAGACCTCCGGCACAAAATAGTGCCGAATATCAGGATGCTGATGAACATGTGGTAGATACACTGCCGCCAAATCATTAGCCTTAAAATATTCATCCTGCTTGAAGTCCAGCAACATATGAACAGGGACAGGAATCAGCTGATCTGCAAACTTATTATGCATATAGGCTGTACTGTCCCTGGTAGCCTCTCCAGCATCAATCAGCCCCTGAATTTGGGCGATAAAATGCTTAGGAAGCACGCCAGTACGACCATATATCATGGTCAAAAAACCAAAGCGGCCATCCCACCCATGAAGGGTGAGCTCATACTGGTTTTTACTAACCAGCTTATCAACAAGAGCAGGCAAATTCGGGTCAACCCCACCCTGTGGGTGTATGACCTGCAATTTAGCCCGCTCAAATCTGGTCGCTCTACGGCCTGATTTCCTCATGGGGTAAGGACCACTCTCCTTACTCCATATGGGGGAGTAATCCCTTACATACTCATCTACTTCATCATCAATGAGAATGGGATCTTCCTCCTCCTCACTCTTGTTGCCACCCCTGAAAGGGTTAGCAAAAAGAGCAATTGCTGTGCCTATCGTACCAGCAATGACCAACGCCTTCTGCCAATCTGTAAGCCACATAAATTTATCATAAAGCGACTTAAGTAGACTAGCAGTAGAGTCGGTATAACGGGTTATAACACCCTTCGCCCATGACTGTCTTCGAAAATCAGGTCCATAACGCTTTTCCTGCGCCAATCGTACCTGAATCTTGAAGATATTCTTTGAGAGAATCTCCTCCAGGTAAGCTGGCAGGACATCGGGATGTTCCCGTGCCAGTTCAGCTATAACACTTGGATTACCTTTATACAGTTCTCTCAAAGTATCATCAATAAGAGCT